TCGGGTAACTTCATCAAACTTTGTAACGTCTCCTTGAGAAAGCGCATAGATTGAATTGTACCATCCCCATCGTTTATTAAATTGCGTTCTTTCGCTAAAGTCATTATCTTCGGATTCTTCTGTATTTCCGTCTCCAAAGAGGTAAGCGTATGTTGAACTAAGTCGCTTCCTAAAGTCGAAAAAAAAACCGTTGCACCTAAAACAACATCCAACGAAGCGTACTTCATAACATCACTAAATTCGTCCGTCCCTTTGTACTCAAATATTTCGTATCGGTCTTTTACTTTCTTTGTGATAGGTCGGTACATTACCGCCATGGCTTTATGAAAAGTTTCTACGCTTGATATATTACTTTCTAAATCAATGTATTCTCCAAAACTCATATCTTCCAAATTAGGAATAAACCCGAACTCCATATCCTTTATTTTAAACGTAGCTTGAAATTTAGGCTTTGCTTTAAATATTTCGTTTAAATGTAGGGTCAAGCTTTTAACGTCGCTCCATTTGACCTTTACAACGTCTTTCATTTTTAAGCCGCAAAATATTTCGATAGTCTTTTGACCAATAAATTCCTCGTCGTTTGACTTTTCGACTACCTTCATAAATTCTTGGTAGCTCTTTAAAGGTATTTCACTTAATGAAGTAGGTATTACAATTTCTGTTTTCATTCTATATATTAACTTTTAATTCGTGTTTTTGTAGTTTGTGAAGATAATTTACACTATTTGCATACGTGAACGGGTGCTAAATATTATTTATTTACCAAATGTGGTATTTACCGTAGTTAGAATTCATTCCTAACGTTTCCATTTCGTGGTATCGTAGCGCATCAATAGCGTGATTGTTTGTGTCAATCGGTTTGTTTAGGCGTGTGCCTTGTTTATCAGTGTCCCAGCAGTACGCTCTAAGTTCTTTAATTAGATTTGTGCTATTTGAAGTAACTAAATATTCATTACGTTGCATAACATCTATTCCATAGTTTATCGAGTCTTTGCCCTTTGTAACGCCTTTAATTGTTATTCCGTAGCGTTTTATTTCTTCAATGCTTTTAGGTTCGCTTGAATCAGCGTAAACAGGTACGTGTTTCGGTAGTGCGTTTGCAATATCACTATTTAACATTCCCGTTTGATACTTCAGTTCGTTTATTATTCTGGTGCCGTTGTAATTGTATATTTCTATTATTGCAGTTGGATCGTTCGTGTAACCGAAGTCTAATCCAATTCCTATTAAATTCGCTTCTTTCGGTAGTATATCGATAGTTTTCCAATTACTAAATATAACGCCCTCAAGCATTCCTATTTCACCAAGTCCGTAAACTCTCCACCAGTTGGCCCAGTATGCGCTTGTTTCAGCTTTTAAACGGTTCTTTTCTATTTGTTGTACAATACTATTATCTAAGGCTTCGTTGTCTTTATACGTGAGAATTAAGAAGTCGCTGTCTTGTTCGTCTTTTAGTTCTTTGTGTACCCAAAACTCATTAGCCGGGTTGAAGTCTAAATAAATAGCTTTCTTTGTACGTATTGCAAGTTCGTTATAAGACTCAAAGGTTACGTTATTACATTCGTTTATATATAGAACATCACGCCTTGCACCCCGTAATTTAGAACTGTCATCAGCACTAAAAAACTCAAAGCTGCTTCCGTTTAAAAATTGATAGGTTAATAACGATTTGTTAAATTGGTTTTCGTGCCATTTATTCATCCACTTCATTAGCTTAATAAAGTCCTTTAAAGCACCCCTACGTAAATGCGGAATACTTTCAGCAACTACGCTAACTTCAAGCCCGTGTATTGCAGAAGCACGTGCAATTAAAACGGATAATATTCCGTACGTCTTAGCAGCCGACGTTCCGCCCTGAATAATACGAACACGCTTTTTAAGTTTGAGTATTTTATTCGTCGAAGTCGTCCGCAGAAACATCAGGAAATATTGGTTGTTCTAAAATCGTTTGTTCAATTTGTTGTAAAGGCGCACCGTAACCACTATCCATTAATGCTTTGTAAGCAGCAACATCTCCTTCACGTGCTTTTTTAATTAGTGCCAATGTCATCAAATCTTCTTGGCTCATTGTTTCTTCTTGGTTAGTTAAAGGGTTCTTTAGCTTTTGATTTACCTCCAACCAGTACTTAGCTATTGTGCTTCTGTTCTTTGCGCCTTTAGGTCGTCCATTAGGGTTTCCGCTTTCGCCTTTTTCCCAACGTGGTTCTATTTGTCCTTTACCTGCCATTGTACGTTGTTTATTCGTTGTTTATTTAAACCATTGATTATATATTTCAGTTGCTATCTGTGCAGTCATTACAGGAGGTACCGACATACCAATTAAATACTTTGGTTCAATCTTTTTAAAGTTGTAATCGAGTGGATAAGTTCCACAAACTTGAAAATCGTAATCTGAAAACCAACTTTTATCTATTGCTCTAAATTGCTTGCCTCCACTTGTAATTGTAGGTGCAATATCTGTATCATGAACTACATTATCTGTAAATCCCGAACCTTTACCAAAATGTTTAATTTCAATTTGCTCAAGTGTTTTTTCAGTTGTTAAATAACTTAAAGTTCTAATTTGACGTTCAGTTAATGCTTTTGTGTTTCCTTTTTCAGTTCTTACTTTACCAAAAGGTATTGCATCTTCATTAAACTTTAACTCTAACTTAGGAAAATTTAAATCATTCCTTTGACAAATAAAAAACACCCTTTCACGCTTTTGTGGTACTCCCATTGATGCAGCATTAAGTAAAAATAATTGAACTTTGTATCCTGCCTTTTCAAATTCGTCTTTTACTCGTTTTACATAAGTCTTTGCATTGCCTTGTAACATTCCTTTTACGTTTTCAGCAATAACAACTTTCGGCTGTAATTTTTTTGCAAGTTTTATATAATCAAAAAACAAGTCATCTAATCTTTGCTTTGCTTGTCCCTCACGAAACACCTTTTCTTTTCCCCAGTCCTTTTCCCTGTTACCTGCCATTGAAAAACTTGAACAAGGTGGACTACCGTCTAAAATATCAAGGTTATATAAATCTTCAGGAAATTCAGTTCTATTTGCAAATTCTCTTATATCCTCAACAAATAAATATTTTGGGTCGTGGTTTGTTTTATATACATCAGCAACTTGAGGGTCTATTTCAACACCTCCTAAATGTTCAAATCCTGCTAACTTATAACCCATTGTAGAACCCCCACCACAAATAAAAGTTCCAAATACTTTTAATCCGTTTTTTTGCGGGTATCCGTCTTTTAAATACCACTTATAATTAAATCTGTGCTTATTCATTACCTAATAATTTCCATATTGCTTGTTCAGGGGTTGCCGCTATTTCAGATAATTGTTGTTTAACAGTCCAATATTCTGTTTCAGTAAAGTTTAATTTAATAGTCATTGTTTCGTCTAAACTATCAATATCAATTTCTTCGTTTTTTTCTGAATAATCTACATTGTTAAAGTTAGGAATATCTAAACCCCAGCTATCTAAATTTTCAGCGTCCCATTCATTTGCTAAACTATCCCAGTCCCATTCTCCAAAACCTACATTGTCTTTTATTAAAAATTCGTTTTTCTGTTCCTCCGTCCATTCGTCTGCTACTATAATAGGTACGGTTTCGTGTTTTAGTTCTTTTAACGCTCTTAAGCGTTGATTACCACCTAAGACAATATATTTACCGTCTGTGTCTGTAAAAACGATTAGAGGGCGTTTATTTAGCATATCAGGGAACTCCTGAATTGACTTAACAAGTTTCTTGAATTTATCGTCTTTTAAAATTCTTGGGTTCTTCGGGTTGGGTTTAACCTCGCTTATCTTAACTAACTTCATATTAATTTTCCTATTTCTCCAATTTCTTTTAAAACATCTTTATTATTGTCGTAGTGTATTGTTATTCCTAACTCCTTAATTTTTTCAATCTTTGCCTTATTAGAACCCGTTGCGTATATTCTACTTTCAGGAATACCAATTCTATTTGCGCGGTTTAACATTCCGTCTTTTTCTTGCCTTGCCGATATTATATAAACATCAACTCCCTTTTCAATATAGTCCATAGCTAAACGCATTCCTTTAGCAGTTGTTAAAGTTTCATCGTAATCAAAACTTATTTTTTCCGTTGCTAACTTTTTTTCAAATGCGCTTCTACAAACTGCTGCCCGTTGTTCGGTAGGATACTCGCTAATCATTTTATCGTCACCCATGCAACGTTGCATAAATTCGTTTTCTCGTTCGTATTCTTTTGGCTTAGGAATTGGCATCTTCGTACGTGTTAAATAGTATTTCTAATTTATTCATTACATCACGTAGACACGAACCGCAAGAAGTTGGTTGCATATTTACTTTAAATACTCGGTTGTAAATTCTTAATAGTTCCTTTTGTTCGGTAGGCTTCATTGAATAACGTGTTTCAGAATACCATTCTTTTAAATATTCGTATTCGTCTTTTAGTAGGCATTCGGGTTTACGGTACGGAAATAAAGCGTTTAACTTTGCTTTGCGTTCATCACAACCGCAGTCTTCACCAAGTAACCATTTAGCAACTTTTGAAACTCCCGTAGCTTCTAAAACCTTTTCTACTGTGTCCCCTAATCCTTCGCTTTTAGCCGCTAATATTTCGGCTTTTGTTCGTCTTTTTCTTGTCATGTTTTTATTTTATTAGTTCATAATCTTCATTAATTAAATCTTCGTAATCTTCTTTTACATTATCTTTTAAGCGTTCTTTGCAAGTCTTAATTGTTTTCCATACGCTTTTAAAACTTATTCCAGTAACGCCTTCAATTTGTCGTGTACTCATTCCTGAAGTTCGGTAAAGGTCGAATAATAGTTGGTCGTACCAGTGCCATTGTTTAACCTCTTGGTTTATCTTTATTTCTAATCGTTTCTTTGCTTCAAGTATTTCAGGCAAGTATTCGTCTTTTAGTTGGTAGGCTTCCGTTATGCTTACTTTTGTTATTCGTGTTTTGCTCTTTTTATAATCAAAAGTCATGTTTCTTAAAACAGTCCAAACAAAGTTCTTATTCAGTTTTCCGTTTAAATAAAATCTTTCAACGTTATTTATTACCGCCATCTTTAAATACATTTCTTGAACTATATCTTCAGCGTAAAATTCTTCTCCAAAAGTGCCTACAATTTTAATCCAGTCTTTGTGGTGTTTACTTAGTTCTAATAAAAACTTTTCATTTACCAAAGTGAACTGAATAACTGAATAACTAAAAAACTTAATAAACCTATTGTAACACGAAACATTGATTCCAATATCAATTCGTCTTTATATACCCACCTTTCAAATTTATGCGCACTTTTCCAATATACCAAAACAAGAAAAACCCTATCTAAAATAAATAGGGTTATCAAAAACGGTAGTAGTAGAATGTATCTCACACTACAAAGTTATACTTTTTTTTTAATTATCTATCGTCGCGCATTAATTCTTGGTAGTGTAAAATTTCTTCAGCTTCGTCTTCGTACTCAAAACCAAACTCTGTTGGATCTTCGTAAATTAATTCCTCTAATGTTTCACAAATTAGTTTTGAATTACGGTTGTTTAATATTCCGTGTTTTACGTAACTACCTTCGTGGTCGTATAAATCATAACGGGTAATGTAAACCTGTAAATCTTCTACTTCGTTTCCATCTCTTGTAAATTCTACTTCAAATTGAAATTCCATTGAGCCAAACCTACCTAAGTTAATATCGAAATATCCTTTACGGTTGTAAAAATCTACTTCTTCAATTTTCCAATTACGTGTTTTCATAGTGCTTTGTTTTAATTATTTCTTCAAAATTAATATAACTTTTTAAATAAACAACACTTTGAATAAAAAAATATTTTAATCAAACAATGTAATCTCTTTTTTAGTTGGCAATTTAGACTTTTTAGGAACTTTTAAATTATCTAATAATGCAAAATTAATTTTAGGTTTCCTTGCGTAATCGTCATTATTATCAATTGGTCTGTCACTTGGAACTAAATCAAACCTTTGGTATACAATAACATTTTTTAATCCGTGTTTTTCTATTAATTCATCGTTCCTACCGCCTTGACTTGCTGTTAAATTTAAATTACTTGGTATTTCGTTTAATCTATTTACCCAGTAAATTAAACTTTTAGTATACGCCCAAAATTCAACGGTTGGGTTTTCTTTTGCAACTTCAATCCACATATCAAAATACTGCTGATTAAAAAAATCTCCGCTTGCATGAATTCTTACCGCTTTGCAATCATTCGGTAAAATTGGTTTATTACCTTGTTTTACGTATTCATAATTATTCCAACGGTGATTCCTAACTGCGGGAAATCTTTCAGGACTTGCTGCATAACATTTATACGCGTTACTTTTATTTTCAAATTTACCTGTTTCTCTATTTACTTTTACTAAACATTCTAAGGCAAACGGGCAGCTGTGACCAGTTGGTAAATTCCATTCATATACAACGCCCGTATAATATTTTGTGTTTTTTACAAATTTCATGTTACATTCCTTTTTCATTTAGGTATTTCGCTAAACGCTGGATCGTTTTACTTGTTAAAGACTTGCCGTTTAAAAACGTGTGAATATTACTTTGATGAAGTTTAGCATCCAAACAAAAAGCATTTAAAGATAGTTCGTGTTTTTGTAAGTACTCCCGTAACATTTTACGTGTTAACTCGTCGCTATTTGCTATTATTTTACTTGCTTTCATTAGAAATCATTTAAAAAGTCGGATATATCGTTTTTAGGCTGTGGCTCGGGCTGTTTAACGGCGTTTTGATTATCCCTTGGTAATTGTGCTTGTAAACTTATATAAGCTCCGTTGTCGCCTTGTTTTTTCCAGCCAGCTAATTCGTACTTAATTCCGTTGATTGTTATACTACCTTTAAAATCAGGGTGTGAATCTTGTTTTTTAAATTTGTTGGTAGATAGGCTACCGTAGTTTTTTTGTTCCATTTTACTTTTTATTTATTTTTAATTTTAACATTTTAATTACTAAAGAATCAGCATTTACAGTACCGCCTTCATCTGTTACCGTTAATAAGGCTTTTACTAATTGGTTTAATTCTTTTAGTTCTTTTTTTAAGTCTTGAATTTCTTGGTTAACTTCGGGGTTCATATTAAATCTATTATTTCGTTATAATATTCGTTACATTCTTCTATTCGTGTTTTAATAGCTTCGATAACTTCATTGTCACGCTTTACCACGTGCGTTTTAACGCGCTTTTCCATAGGTATGTGCATGAAAGTGTGTTTATCTTCTACAAAAGCCCTTATATCGTCGCTTTCTCCTATTACATTTTGTTTCCAATGTTCCCTTCTAACTTCATCGTCAACAATTTGTTTAGGTGTATCAATCAAACAATAACACAATAAAGCCTCTTTTTTGTCAGTTAGCCACATATAACCCTGAAGCTGGTAGTAATAATCTTTGTTATTTAGTTCGTTTTCTATTACCTTGTCAAAAAACGTAAACGCATCCCAAGAACTTTTAACGTCAATCAGTACGTCCGTGTTTACATCTGGCTTTCCTGTTACCCAGTCATTAAAAAATTGTTCTTCATTCTTGTAAATAAAGCCTACGTCTAAAACACTTTCAGTTAATTTAATCGCTTCGGGTTCTACTTCGTTTCCTTTGTCCGTGTATCTACTCCAGAACTCTTTGTGTATTCCGTATTTTTCTTGTATTGCTAATTCTAAAATGTAGCTTTTAGTAGTTTGAGAAAGACGTTCCCCCTTTGTACGGGGGTTACTCATTATACGCCCTATTTGTGAACATCTTATTTTCATATTCTACCAAGCATTTCTATTTGTTCATCAGTTAAATCAAAGTTTAATGGTATATCAGCTAATTCATATTTACCACTTTTAACAGCTGCAATTGCTTTTTCAAGTCTATCATTGTCAATTTTAGGCTTTTTCTTTGTTTTAACCTGTTCGCCTGAAGCATCCGTGTCTTTGTCGGTAACTAAACCTAACATCGAACTTAAACAGTACCTACGAAAATACGTCACGCCCGACCCGAAACTTTGAAAATCATTCATTCCTTTTAGTTGTACATACGGGATCATGCAGTTACTTTCTATTTGTTCACCACTTTCTATATGAAATACTACCGTGGCTAAATAGTTAACTCCTTCTTTAGTGTTTATTAGTTGCGTAAATCCTAATCCGTGTTTTTGTAGTAACGGGTTTATTTCATCGAAAATTTTAGGTAAATCAGCGTAGGAATATCCGTACCCTTGTGTTGCTTTGTGAATTACTTTAACTTCTTGCTGGAACGCCGCCAGACTTTTTAATAAATGTTTCATATAACTTTGTTTAATTTTTACAAATTTAATATTAATTTTTAATATAACAATGGCTTTTAAAAAAAACTACAAAAATTTCTTTAATCCTTGCACCGCATTCTCAATTGAGTTTGCACGTTCCTGAAGGCTTGTTATTTGTTCAAGTATAGTTTGCTTACAATCGCTTGTAAAATATCCCTGTGAGTTAGCTATTAAAGGAATTAAGCCATTTGAACGTATGTAATTAACCATTTTGCGTAAACGCGGACCAGTCATTTTGATTTTGT